GAAGCAAACTTAAACAGCACAATGTTACGTTCGTCGGGAAGAGTAGCATGTAATGACCGAGAATCTTCCAAATAAGGAAGAAGCCCTGAGGTCTTAAAGATACGTTGGACTAAGTGCAAGTGCACTCGGTCTGAGGCGTCTTTCAGGTCCAGCGTTGCTGTGCGTTTATCAATGCTTCCACTGTGAGCGAGTTTCTGATTAGCCGTCTGATCCGCAAAGCGGATAGAGCGTCTCGTCAGGTCATGCCCCTCCAACACTTTATATACATAGTCCTTTACGGACTGTTGCATATATTGCATATGGTGAGGTTCCATGGCAATAACTCGCGGCGTTGTCTGTGTCTTAGGAACGAATACAATCCGGACGGGCATTTCCTCCCGTAAATCCAGAAACTCCGGACCTTCGACACAGTCAATCGATTTCCCTATACCACTAACCCTAGCTGCGACCTCATAGTTGGGGTAACAGTGCAGGTCAGAGGGAAAAAGATACTCCGAACGCTGGTTCCATTTGCGTATCTGCCACCGTCCATTGGACGACAGTCGATCTGCAGTGAACCCAGGCCCGTGATGACACACAAGATCAGCGCCGTCGATTTCAGGAAATACCTGAGACCAGACCAACGCCGAAATCTTATCAAGGACATCGTCCTTCCTCTCGATTTGAGGAGTCATTACGCGGAGTTCAGCCTCTACGTCGAGAAAGTGTTGTACCGCAGCATTGTTATACTTCGGTAAACACTCCTTCTTCAACTTCTTGAAGAAGCGGCAGACTTGCCTGATGTAAAAGATCACATCAGGATCTGCGTCGTCGCGTAGTTCACCATTCTGTGCGAACACTCTTTTGAAGAAACCCCCAAGAAACCGGGGGAGCCTTCCGTGCCTAGCAAAAGAGCTAGGACACGAGAAAAGCCCAGACTCTAGGCCTCTTTCGAGAGCGTCTGAGAGTAAGGGGAGGGTTATCGTTAAGAACGGTAACCCTTCGTGTTCACAACGACGTTGCATGGTAGCAACGTCGCGTTCTACGGACAAGTCTAGGTCCAATTCTGCTTGACGCAGAACGGCCTCGACGAGCATGGTCGGTCTTTTCACTACAACCACCTTTCTAGTTGATTGTAGGACCGTCTAGGCTTACTCCTCGCGGAAGCCATCCGATAGCGTTGTCCCTGTATCCCTACAGGTTAGAATTGGATTTGACAATCCGCTTCAACGCTGAGACGATTCTAACGAGGACCCCCCAAAGCTGTGTTAGCTTCGATGGGTTCATCAGAATTCGCCTCCGAGTACCTTGAGGTAATTGGCGGAAGACAGCCAAGTCTTCAAGGCATCGATCAGATAGCCGATCTCTGTATCCGAAAATCCCGACTTTGGTTCGTCAATGACGAAGTAAACCGAGACTCCCAGGTCCTTATTAAGGCCTGAGATAGGATCTGCCGCAACTTTGTGTTGCGACAGCCGGACTTCTCGACGGAAACGAGTAGCAGTTTGATTCTGCTTCGTAACCATCGAGGAGACACCATCAGCAGACGTGAACGTATTCGTTGTCGGACTTGTGAAAGTCTTAGGCAACGAAGTCGCCACGCTGTTAATCGTGACGGACTGAGGATCTGCAAGCACTAGAAGCTCCTTTATATTTTACGCTGTTACAAGTTTGACAGCTAACGTATCTTGGACAAACCTAGTGCACCAAGGATAGCTAACTGCCCTGGGTTCAGACTTAACGCGTCTGTTCCCATTCCAAAGGGATCACCAACACTGCGAGTTTTCACAAACGCAGTGCTAGTGGAGGTACCATGTACGTTCACTGGATTACCTTGAGGGTCCTGGAACCAACCGGAAACTTGGTTTTCGATTGACCAGGATTTCTCCCTCATGATGTACCAGTAATTAGCTGCACACCGATTGGCGACTCCGGATTCCATGTTTTCAAGCATGGTCCCCATATGTCCAAACCAATCGAACAGCCACGTCCACGGTATCGCACGATATATCACGGAAGGCGTCGGATTAAGCCCAAATAGTCGGGCTTTCATCGCCGTCGTCCAGTTTATATCTTGCGGCCCTGACGGTAACCAGAATTGAAATTGGCCTTTGGCCCAAATCTTTTCTTTGTTATGCGTCAGCCGACGCCCTCTTGGCTCATATACATAGTATTGAGTTACGAGGACAGGTTGTAGAAGACCATAGCCAGAGATGGCGTAATCCTCTACTACCGCGTCAGTATCCAATATCACGGTTGATGTTGGAATAGGCTTTCCATTATTTCGAACAAGCCAAGCCAGTCTTTTTGCAGCTTTCTGTTGAAAGTTAAACAAATTGACCGTGTCTTGGTAGAGTTGTCCCCAGCCAAAAGCACCGCCTACGTAGGCTTTGCCAGAATGGCCAAGGAAAGAAAGATATCTATCCTGAATGCCTTTTACAACATTCGGAAGATTCTTCAACTCTCGAAACATACCTGGAACGTCCTTTAGCTCATAGAATGAGTTCAAGGCGTTCATAATAGGTCTCGTAGGTTTCATGTTCGAATAGGCTTTGGCCCCCCAGCTGTCGGGTAGGTAAGTACCAACCCAAGCACCGGTGTGAGGAACGTCAACTACAAGCGAACCACGATAGTTCTGCTTTAGTGCGCCCCCACGCCAGATAGTCCCCACAGACAAAGCCGAACGACTCGTTCTTACTCCTTCGAGATAGAACGGGCCGCCAACATCTGTATGCGGAGGAAAATCTGGGTAGCCCCAATGTCCGCGATCACCATACCGCATTGTAAGAGTCTCTCTCGAGACCTCATACGATCTGGTGCTCTGAAGCGCGTCCTCATAATATTCTCGTCCTACGACGATAGTCTTATGGGTGTCTTGCCCTTTCATTGGTGTTTCGCCTCCTTTGGAAATGGAGTGTTCCGTAGAACGTGGGAAGGCCTTTAG